TAACTCTTGCTCTTTGTTCCATTGCAATTGCGGCCTGTATTTTATGTGCATGAGATTTACCTGAACCTTCTATTTTCTTTACACTTGCCTCTGCTGTCTTAACATCTTTAAATCCAAGACCATGTATTGTGCCTTTAGGATTTTCATCTGTATATAAATCACTATGTTTTTTACTACCTGCAGGTTGCCCTTTTTTTCTAGGGATTCTAGGCGCTTCTGTAAATTCTTTAAATGTTTTCATTGATACTGTTGTATATTAATGTCGTTATCTTGACCACCAAGTTCAAAATTATACATTTCAAACTCTCCTTGTATAATATTTAGTAAATAACCATATTCTTTATCTAGTCTAAGTTCTATATATCCACCTGATGCATCTTCTCTTATCCATACCCATTGTGGATCTTCATCTAATATAATTACACCTGTTTCAGGATCTTTACCAAGTTTTATCTCACCCACTGTTTTTTGTTTATCAAATTCTGATTGCATTTCCTTCGCAAGTTCTTCATTAATCTGTTTAAGTATGTCGGCAAGAAAGTTTTGTTCTAAGAAATCTATATCAAGTCCTGTTACATATAAGTCTTCTTCTTCTTCCAGATAATCTTGTTCTAAATCATCAAATTGTAAAAAGTCTATATCTAATGCATCAGCTACTTCTTTTATTTTCCTTTCATAGTTTTCTTCTTCTAAATCTTTTGGTTTTGCCACAATTAACATATTATTAATCATGTCTAATTCTAAATCTAGTTTGACAGGAGACATTGGTGGATTTTCTGGCACAGTAACCTGTGTTGCTTGAAATGCTTGATTCAATATCACTTGACCTGCTGCACTTTCTACTGATATCTCACCAACAAGACAATTACCTTTTACATCACAAGAGGGCAATAGAATAATTGTAGAACCACCAAGTTCATCTATGGTCATAGAAAAATCTGTACCACGAACACCTATTGTTGCTGTGGGTGTTGTGATCTTTATATCTTGTCTTGAATTTTTTGCAATCTGTCCTGACGCATATCGTATCGTGCCTAGTTTTGCTGATAAATTTAATTTACCTTTACCACTATTAGGATCAAATACAAATTCGTCTATAATAAGTTTGCTGTGTTGTGTAACATCTACTCTGGTTTCATCAACAAACAATATGCCAACTTTACCATTGCCTGTTTTTACTGTGTCGTATTGTTCTATGGAAAGTTCTTGTTCAATCGTAATGTCTATTTTGTTACGATCAATAACACCGTTGCCTTCTACTTGGTCAACATTTCCTATGCTAGCCCTTAACGGACTAGCACAGAATAATATTAATATTAATATTGTCCACTTAGTCAGTTTGGGATATATCAATGTCATGGTTATCACCAGATGTCGTCAATGTAATCATATTATCATAAACACCAGATTGTGTGATATCTACATCAGCGATAGATCCTGTATGAGTGTGAATAAAGGTGTGTCCGTTAACATCACCATCACCATCTATGTCAATTAAATAATTATTTGTATCACCATTTACGGTTAATGTAAGAATAGCAGATGTTCCATCAATAGTAGCAGCAACAACATTGCTGTCACTTCCTGAAGAACCTGTTATTGTCACGGTAGCACTTGAAGCGTCTGCTGTTTCACCTATGTCGATATCTAAATCGTTTGAACTACCTGCCCATGTAATTGAAGCAGTAGCAGTAGCACATGAAGAATTAGTTCCTGCACTATCACAATTGAAATCAATATCGTTTGAATCACCAGTTACATCAAAAGTACCAGTAAAAGTCGCACCGTTTACATCAAAGGTCAAAACATTCGAGTTACCAACTTGATCAATGTCGATAGTGGTAGTAGCACCAATCACACTTGATGATGTTGTACTATTACCTACTGTATTGTTTTGTCCGTCTTGGGTAATGTCGAGGTCAAGCGTAGCACCTGATTGTGTCACATAGATATCATTCGCCATTACCGGTAAGGCAAACAACATCAATATTGCGATTATTTTAGCGTACATTACTTTACTCCTCTATTTTAAATTTCCATAAGTCTTTCTCGACACCTTCATGAATCATATTAAAAATAGCATGCTCGATTGTAGTTCTTATGGCGTAATTGACTGGCTCGTTTGTTGCGACACCAGTTTCTATTTCAAGGGCTTTTGTACTCATGTCAAGGAACCTGAATACATCACCACCACTTGAATATGACGCTATCGTTTTTGTTGCTGATACAGTCAACAAGATTTCTCCTGTCTGTACTGCAACTAAACGAAGCGAAACTGTTACTTGGTCTGTACGATATTGTTCACTCATTCCAATACCAAAATATCTTGCACCTGCACCACCAGATGTAGTGTTTGCATCATATCCTACAATACCACCCTCTACTATAAGTCCTGCAAACTTTAGAGGTTTTAATTGATTTTTTATATCACTCTCTCCGTCATATAATTCTCTTGTTGACCTGATTAATTGTCTTTCTTTTACTAATGAATCAAGACCTTGTCTTTCTAAAACTATAAACCAAGGATTATGTCCGCCAACTGCTTTAAGACCATTGATAACCCATGTTTCAGGTCCTTGTGTTACAGCTGTAGATAATTGACTAAATTTTGTATTAGGTTTTCTTTGTCCTGTTCTATCAGGAAAGTTATAAACTGCGATTGTAATTTTTGGTTGTCCTAATTCTGGAACTTTTTGCAATCTTTTTATAGTGTCAGTTTCCATAGTGTAAGGTGTTTCGCCTTGATAGAAACCATCTTCTAGATTTGTTGTTGCCGCACAACCACCTAACAAGATAATGAAGGCCATCGCTATGGCAAGTTTTAATATGTTAGATTTCATTAAAAGTTAAAATCACCTATTGGCACAGACATCTCTGTTGTAGTACCATCTGGTTGTGTGATTGTTAGTGTGATTATTTCTGTTGTTGTATCTTTAACCCAATAGATTGTAGAACCCTCTATCTCAGCAGATCCTGATGTAGGACAAGTGCCTGAACATTCTTCTCCAAACATATTATCAACTAACTGTTTAGATAAGTTTGCATAAATTCTACTTTCAACATTTTTAATAAACTTGTTGATCGTAGTATTATTTTCATCACGCTCAGCAGCTGCTTCAGCTGACTTTTGATCGTCTTTGATTTGTTTTTCTCTACTGTATCTTAATTGTTCAAGTGATAGAACATGTGTGCTGTATCCATTTCCAGAGAAAGAAGGATTGGAAAATTCATGTACCAAATCACTTGCGATACTAGGGGTCGAAAGCACATAACATAATATTCCTAGCACCGTAATTTTTAGTGCTTTCATATAGAATATTTATAATACTAGAAAGTGTAATATAGTCGCTATTGTGAAACTAACAAATACTGCACCTGCAAGAATAACTCCTGCAAGTTTAACTCCTTCAAGATATGCCTTCTGCATCTCTACGCTTTTGTTTGCTATCTTTTTGTTCATTTTCCCTCATTTCGAGAACGGTGTTTAGTTTAGACCTCAACCTGATGAGATCATTGTCCAACATTCTTATTCTGTCTATCAAAGCAATTGTAGTCATTTGTGCCTTATCTAGTTTTTCAATAATCTGTGTTGTAACAAATGTGTAAATGAAGTATATAAAGTAACCCATTGCAACGGCAGCCAATGTAGCAAAACCGTATTGTTCCAATAATGATACGATATCCATTTAATCTTTTCTGGCGTCTTCTTTTCCGTCTGCTCTAGATACTCTATCTAAATCAGGTCGCAAGTTCAAAGCACTACTAATTAATATGTCTAATTTAATCATATCATGATTCATGGTCTTGATACGATTATCTAATGCTGATATTAACATAGTAATTGTGCCTACTTGACTAACAACGCCTGCAAGAATATACTTTAAAATTATATAAATGAAAAGACCCATAACAACAGCAGCTGCTACAGGTAAACCAAATTTCACTAAAATATCAAAGAATAGTTCCATGCGACTATTTATAATAAAAGGAGGCGCCTAACCATGGGCGCCGGCGTGTGGATTAAGGCACAACCCTTACTGTTAGTGAACAGGAGAGAGATTAGTCGTTGACTAATTTGCTAAAGTAATTCATAGTATCATCCTCGTCATCATCACTAGGGGAGGTTTCAGATTGAGGTATTTGTTCACTTACTTTAGGCTCACTAACTTCCTCAACAGCACTTACAGGTGGGATATCTATTTCATCTGCTGTTGCGGTCTTTCCTGTACCATAAACAACTTTTTCAAACTTGGCTTTCAAGTCGTCATATGATTTGAAGTTTGTGGTAGCAGAAAACTCTTTCAGTGGATTTTGTAATTTCCACAATGATTCTATTTCTTCGTCTGTCTCTTTTACTTTAGACGGACCTTCGAACTCTGATTTGTCATAATTCCAATAACCATCTACTTTTCTGATCTTTAGTTTAAAGTTTGCACCTTCCCAAAAATCAAATGGATTGATAGGTTTTTCATCAGCAAATTCAGGTTTCATTGCTTCAGTAATCTTATCAAAGATTTTTTTACCAAACTTATATAAGAATACTTTGCCTTCATTCTCTGGATGTGCAGGATCTGAAACAACAAGAACATTTGTGAAATAAGATAGTTTTCTTTTTCGTTTTCTAGCGATCTCTTTATCTGCCTCTGAACCAGTATTCCATAGTTTAGAGTTTTCTTCACTCACTGGATCTTTTTGACCAAGTGTTGTTAAAGAGTTCTCAATATACCAACCGCCAGGTCCTTGAAATGCATGAGACCAAACTCTTGCCCAAGGTAATTCTTCTCCTTCTACAGCAGGTAAAAAACGAATAACGGCATAACCATTACCAGTCTTATCTAGTTCTGGTTTCCAGAATCTATCGTCACTTGATGAATTTGTTGTTGTTTGGGGATTTGAAACTTTTTCTAGTTCTTTAGTTAATTTGTCGAAGTTTCCACGACTTTGTTTTAAGTTTGCGAATGACATTGTATCTCCTTAGTATTCGTTGTATTTGTATTGTCTATATTAGCGACATTACTATATATAAAAGTTTTCACTTATTGCTGTAAAATTTATCAAGCCCGCCGGGGGATTTATGGATTTACCCCCAAGCTTCCGGGAAGAGTCCATCATGCTTTGCAGATAGTCCCTACTTACAACTACCCTTGGTGTCTTCAGCCATTCGGCCATAACCCTCCAAGAATATGCCTTTTGCCCTCTTAAGCAATGTTCGGCCAGACGGATACACCAGTTTCGAACCTGGGTATGTCTGCTTGATAACTCTATTATACCATATTCCAGACTAAAAGTCAAGGGATAATTTGGCATAAAACTCACTTTTTTTCATATAAGATAGATTAGGTAAACTATCCCATTGAGGCATTTTCTCTGATACTTTACTACTTTCATCAGGATTAACCTTTATAAACTGTATATCTTTATATCGAACCATAACACGACCCATTTGTACTACCCAATTTTGTGGGGTTATGGAGTTCTCGTCTTCACTCAGATACCCATAAGTACCTTTGTAAAGATTGTTAATAAAATCTGTGGTGCTGTACATATCCATACCAATCAAGTAGCAAGTCTTAGGTTGTTCTACTCTACATGCAATATACATGGCACTTGCACCTGATGACCAACCAGGATCTTCTGGTCCTGCGTTATCAGCTTCCCAGCCACCTAATGCATAATAATCATTCATAATATCTTTTAATAATGTAATGTTTTGATCTGCTAGTCCATAAGTCCATGTAACATAAACACTTTCAAATCCATCACCTTTCCAACGATTATTTGATCTATCTTTGTTGACAGTAGATGAACCATGAATAACAAAGTTTTGATAAATGCCTTCTGGATTACTTTTCCATTCAGATATTTTAGGATCTTTCATACCTGTCTTTGTTGCCTCTATCATTGATTCAGCAGTATCACCTGGTAGATCATCCCAATCTCTAAAATAAACTTTGTTATGATCAACATATCCACTTCGATATATTTCATGTTCTAACATAGGATCAACAGCAATCAAACCATCAACTTCATGTTCTCTGTATAGAGCATTACAACCCCATACTTTACCTTGTGTTTTCAATAGTTCGACATCAATGTCTTTACGACTTTCACCATTACCTAATACAAATAAATTTTCTGTCACACCATGCCTCTTAGAATCAACTTCATTCTTTCTTTGTTGTATGTCATGAAAGGTCCATACTTTTCTATCTTTCTTCTCAATGTTGGCCATATGATATCTTCCTTTATTTCTTTACTAAAGTTTTTAGTGTAGTTTAATAAATCATTTAGAATACATAATGTTTCTAATGATATTCTTTTTGCCAAATATGTTTTAATCAATATAGGGTGTTGTCCTCTGATTACTTTAAATATCTTGTTAAAATTCTTTTCACTTTTTCTCAATAACTGTTCCATATCTCTTTCGAAGTAATATGCCAATCCATCAATTCTTTTTTGTCTATCAAAATATACATCACTATTCATATCTTTTATGTAAGGCGACTTATTACTGACGAAATTGCTAACAAAAAAGTCCACAATACGATCACCGTATTTTCTCCCAGCCTTAACAAAAAAGTATTTGTCGTTTCGCTGAATAAATGTTTCATACTTTGCGTTAGTCTCACCATTGTATCTGAAAAAGTCGTAATCATCTTTCGTAAAGTGTAGCTTGATAGCCAAGTATTTTTTGTATGCTTCGTATCCTTCATTCATTAAACTGGTAGTGTTGCTGTCTTAGGTAAAAAGTTTAGATCCTGTGCGTTCATTTTAATTTTGTCTTTTAGGTTTCTATTAATCAAATGTGTAATTTGATCTGGTTCTATTTCTTTTTCAGCACAATAATCCAATACTGCTTCCATATGTGTTATTCTTTTTTTACTTGCTCGTTTTTCTACTTCTAATGCGAATTGTTTAGGTGTCATTTTTGTCCTCTTGTTTTGTCTCATCATATAGAATAGCACAAATCAGAGCATAGTTTGCCATATCAATTAGTGTGTCTCTTATACTCTCGTCTTTTACTTTTAGTTCATTCTGTTTAACAAAAGACATTAAACGACTAAACTTATCACCTATACGAATTGCCACACCTTTCCATGCAGGTATGCCAGCCATTTCACATGTTCTAAAATTTTTAAATACATCTTCTTGTGAAGCATAATCGTGTCGCTTCATATCGTGAACTTCTTTCATCTTGTCTAATAGATTATAAAATTCTTCACTTTGTTTTCCCATTATTTTATTTCCTCATTTACTATATCAAGCATTAAGTCTTCTTGAAACTTTGTTGATAAACCGTATGCCATAATACACGATAAACCTGTATCAGGTATCGTCATTAAATAGATACCTACTTTTGTATCTATGTTATGCCAGTAAGATACTGTGCCAATTAAAGAACCAGACATTTGACCTTGTGTTCTTACATCGCCACTATGAACCAAATTCATTTTGAAGTCCTCTATGATTTTTGCTAGAACAACTATTGAATTACCACAATAGACAGGCACATTCGTCATTTGCATTTCATTTGGCGAAAACCATTTCTCATCAGGATGTGCTTCTGCGTTAGTGTTTTTGAATGTAAATGTACACCCTATCAGTAATGTTGCTAGTATTAGACTAATTTTTTTCATTCTCTACCCACTTGTAAAAGTTTTCTACGGCTTCTTTGAGTTTAGGTAGATAATCTTTTTTGTCTTTCTTAAACACTTGTGTTGTGCCTTCTTCTGTCACAACAAGAATAACTATCTGACTAATATCTTCATCAAAATGTTCTTTATACATTTCAGCGTATGCGGAACCTTGTATAAAGTAATTTTCAATCCAGTCTTCTTTTTTCTCTTTACTTGATGTTTTAAAATCTATAATTGATGGTGTGCCTTGAAAGTTCGCCACACAATCACACCTACCTGCCACAGTATAATCTGTGGAATACATTTGTGCCTCTTGTAATCTAATATTATTTATGTCGATCAAACATTCTCTCTTTAGAACATCAAACATCATTCTAGGTAGAAATTGTTTTTTGTATTTTTCAACTTCGTTGATGTCTATGTTGTTGAGATAATCTTCAACCATGTTATGAAGTGCGGTACCTCTGTTGGCGGCTTGTATCATTACATGATTGGCAACATCTTCACCAACTTTTTTTCGCCATTCATGTAAACCTTTTTTATCTCGTATGGATAAAACAGAGGTAATGGAAGGATAGATATCTTTGGTTTCTAAATGTTCGTAAAATCTTTTGCCATTGACGTTCTTGGCTTTAAGAGGTGGTAATTCTTTTGTAGGCGGTGTATGTGTAATTATTCTCATTATATGCTCACTTGTATTTGTATAGTATCGTATTATATCAGGCTTTGACTAAAAAGTCAAGGCCTAATCTTTAGTAAAAAAAGGGTCTGGTTTCTTTGTGTCTTTCTGTATTTGTTGAAAGACCTTAACAAACTTATCAAACTCTTTTGCCGCTGTGTATCTACCTGCCTTGTAAGCAATATAGAGACACCCCACAGCAATAATTGTGTGTGTTATTGGATCCACTTTGTAGCCTCCTGTGCGACTTCATCAACTCGTCTAGTCCAACCTCTACCAAAAGTCTCGAATGTTGATAACCCTTCGTAATACTCTTGTCTCATAGATTGGTATTTTTCAATTGTTTCTGCGACAGAATTTTCTTTTACATAATCATCAATACATTTCAATGTATTTGGTCCTATGCCACCATCAACGGTTGTGCCCACTAATCGTTGTATAAATTTAGCTGCACGACCAGGACCTGCATTAACAGCAAAATCAAAGATGCATAAATCTAAACCTTCTGGTAGATCATCACCTTTCACTCTATCCCAATAGTTTTGTTTGTAAATAGGTTCAACATCTTCTTTTGTTAAATCCTTCATTTCTTTTTTGCCACCAAAGTCTTCATAAACTCTTTTAGTGACACCCAAGTTTGTTTCGCCACCTGGATCTTTTGGATGATTTACATAACCACCTTCATGGTGTAATATTACTTCTAATGCTTCTGAAAATTTGTTACTCATTGTAGTGTAATCCTGCCTTTATTTTTTCTATTAGATAACTCTTTAACATACCACTTCTTACAATATCATTAAGATCAAACTCGATACAATCAACTTCTTTCATTGCTTGCATGATATTGACGAAATCTAATATGCCATTTCTATCATTTGTTTTTGTTAAATCTGTTTGTTGAATATCACCAGCAAACACTATTCTTGTATTTTGACCTACTCTTGTCATGATTGTATCTAACTCATGAAAGTTTAGGTTCTGGCACTCATCTACAATAATTACTCCATTGTCGATTGTAATACCTCGTAAGAAACTTGTTGATAAGAAATCTATTGTTCCTTGATTTCTTAGGTCTGTGTATAGTCTATCAAACTCTGCATCTGAGCCTCGTTGAAACATGAATCTTACCATGTTCTGATAAGGCACTTGATATAGATACGACTTGTCCTCCTCATCGCCAGGTAAGAAACCTATGTCTCTGGTTGGCAACAATGAGCGAACAATATATACTCGTTCTCTAGGTGATTTAGGATCCAACACATCTTTTAGAGCATTGTATAATGCAACAAAAGTTTTACCTGTTCCTGCTACACCATATAGAAAAAGATTTTGTCCTTTTTCATAAGAGGCAAATACCTCTTTTTGATTGTCGGTTATTGGTTTTATCGTATTCAATTCTGATGACGATATGTTTAACTTTTTTTTACTTACCATAATTTTTTCACCGTTTTAATGAGTGGCAACTCAGCTTACACCTCGGATTCTGTTTACCAGTCTATGATATTCCTACTGTTGGCGCTGTTGCCTTTCTACTATTATTTATATTTTTCCTTTCGCTCTGGCTCTATGTTTGGCTAAAGTCTGTCTAGTCTTTGATTCTTTTATACCTTGTCTTCTATATCTTTCACCTAACGGACTAGTAGGATGTTTTTCTGCGATACGACTTAAATGATCTTTCCAACCACTATCTGTTTTGCTATCTATCTGACCTACACTTCCTACAATGTTCATTTGTGTTGGTGGTAATAAAGTAATATGTTTCTTCTTTGTAAATTTTTCCATTTCTGCAATGGTCATTAATTCTTCAAATTCTGTTTTTGTTTTACTATTAAAAAATCTATATGTTGGCATTACCAGATGTCCTCATACTTTGATTGTATCTTTTCATAGTTTAGTGTTTTCTGTGCTGTGTGAAAGAACTCTGGTCTTCTCTTTGCTGTTTCAAACGTACCCACAGTAAGAAAAATTGCTACTAAGAATACAAAGTGAGCCACAGCAGTATAACCAAATACTGTCCAACTACCAACTAATAGTGAAAAGACAATGCACCACATCCATGCTAGAATCTGTGTCACAAAATGTCTTGTATTAAAATCTTGTATATGTCTGAGTGGATTTTTATCCCAACCCATGACGCCTTCATACGAATCGTAAATAAATTTTCTCATTATTCTATCCAACTATTGACAATACCCATACCGTAAATGGCCACAGATATTGCGTTTAAAACTATTAAGGCACGATCATGCCAGATCATACCAACAATCAACCATCCTATCATACCAACTAATGCTATGTATAGATTGATAGGAAAGATGTTTACAGAGGTTAGTATCATCGCTATAATTAAAAATACACTACTAACCCATTTAATATACCAAGAAGTATCATATCTTGGTGTAACTTTTTTATAGACACGACTACTATTTAATTTAGCAATCTTGTCATCTAACTTTTCATCAATAGGTTTGATTTCGTTTGGATCAACACTATCCATACCCATTGTTCTTTCTTCGGCCGTAGGCCATCTCTCTGGTGACATTATAAATCCGCAATCTTAAATTTTTTAATAACATTTTTTGTTGGAATAACAGTAGTATTACCACCATCTGCTAAACCACCTTTTTCATCATAAGAATAATCACTCATTAATACATGAACTTTTCTATCACTCTTTACTAACCAACCAGTCGAAACACAGGTTGCAGGTTTAGAATCAATGATATCTTTCATATCTCGCCAACCACTATCACTTTGTATATCTTCCCAATATACCAAATAGAAATCATATGTAAATGGTATTTCAGGAACTTCGTCTTTAAACTTTTTAGTCTTTGTTTTTCTCATTTATCTTTTCCCCTATTGCCCATACCATTATGGTAATGAATAATAAATCTAATAGTATAAGTCCTAATAATATATTTGTCATGCTACTCCTTCAGCAAACCATTGTGGTGTTTCTCGTTTAGTCCATTTGGCAAAATATGCTTTTGCTTCTATATAATAATTTTTGTATGATTGTAGAGAATCACCTGGCACGATACATTGTGGATAATGTTTCATTGCAGGTGGTGGATCTTTCCAATCAATCACAGGTATATTGTTTGGCACTCTTTCTAACAATTGATTAAGTAATACATTGGTAGAATGAACCTTTCCGTATCTGTGTGTATATTCATGACCTAGTTTCTTAAACAATCTGTATAACCATTGATAATGTAATTTGTTTTCTCGAACCCATACGGCTGATGGATGATTGAAATGACATGCCTTGTAAATAATTTTTTCATGATTTGAATTTTGTAATCTGTATCTTTTTATTTTTCTACCATTCTTTGAGAGGTCTTGATATTCAATACCATCTAACATTCTGTGAGCCGTTGATAGTAATTGAGCATACTCGACAATCATTTTGACCACATGTTTATCAACATGTTCTTTTGCAGCTTGTTCTGGATCTCTATGTAGAAAAAATATGTTCATTTTATTTCAAATTCCTTTTTTAAGTTATCTGTTATACGAATTAAACCAGATTCTAGATTAGTTAATGCTTGATCTATTTCCTGTATGTCTAATTCTATTTGTATTATTGTTTTTTGTGTTTGTAGTTCTTTTGCTTCATCTACTTTATTCAGTAAGTAAAATATAACTAAGAAACATACCACAAAAGCAAATGTAATTATATCAGGTATTTTTGGCATTGTCAACCCCCTTTTTGTTAATATTGTTCAATTAATAACATCATAGCATATAAATGATGAAACCAAATATACTTCATATCCTCTGGTGCCGTATTATATGCTCGTTCTAACGCATTTACTCGTTTCCAATATGTTTTATAACTCATATACACCTTTTATATTGTATTTGATAATATTTTTTACTAATTCTCTATATTGTGGTTTAGTAGCATATTTGTCTAGTGTATCAACTAAAGTATAAACATCAGCATTTTGTTTTCGTAGTTCTCTAAATTTTTCATAGGCAAATACTTCGTTTAATATTCTTACATAGTCTTTTACACTATCACATTTATTTTCATAAACTTTTACACCCCAACCAATCCATTTGTTTTGATCCCAAGTAATTGGTAATAACCATTTACTATCTTTATTGAATGTTCGAATACCAAATAGATTATTACCTTCGTTGGCAAATCTACTTGAACCCCAACCTGTTTCTAATGCCGCTTGAGCAATAAGTATTTCTTTTGGGATATGTTGTGATTGTGGTAATTCTGCATAAACATAATCAACACATTGATTTAAAGTTACAACAAAGGTTTCTTTGTTTGTTGTGTCTATAACTGGTTCAGGTAAAACCATAGATACTTTTTCTGGTTGTATCTGAATAGTTATATCTAATGGTTGATGTTCAACCACTACTTGTTTTTGTTGTATGTCTGTAAATACGATTAGGTATACACCTAAGATAATCATAGTATTACAGAATAGATTTATTGCTTTCATTTTATTGACCTCAATAATATTTATTTTAACAATTAAACTCGTAATCTATATCTGAGAGATAGTCTTCTAACTCATCAAAATCTTGAAAACCAATTAAATCAAATGCGATATCAGAACCCATTGCAATTTTCATTGCCTCAGGAACTCTCACACCTTGATGTTTAATTTTCAATACTAGATCGTCCAGAAAGTCTTCTGCCTGATCCCATAACATATTTTTAACTGCACCCATAATTAAGATATCCTTTCATATTTAACTTCTTCAAAACCACATGGTCCACCAACAAGTAGTTCTTCGCCTACATTTAACATTTCAAAATCTCTGAACCAATCATCGCCCATGTAGGCATCTAGGTTCCAATCTTGAATTTCTTTTAATGAATGAAATGCGGACTTGCCATCGTTGTCTCCATAACCAGACAACCAAGTCACTTTGAATATATTGTTCATAATGTTTCCTTTCGATTTCATAAGTATATAATACACGGATTTATTGAAATTGTCAAGGGCATAACTAAAAAAAGTTAAGAAAAAAACCCTTGAAAATCAAGGGTTTATTGAAAAAATAGGGGTGCGACATTCTGTCGCAGGTTTAAATTATGGATTATTTCGCATAAAATCGTCATTCCAGTTAAATGCTTCTTTAACTAGATTTGCGGTTAATCCTTTATAGTGTTTATTCAGTTCACCATCTTTTGCCCATATTAATAGTTTTGCTTCTTCTTCACAAAGACCCTCGAGCATTTGTATAAACATGTTGTCTCTTTTCATTTGTGATAATTGTGGATTACCACCTTTTAAAAAGTGGAACATTCTTTTGACTTCTTGTTTCAACCAAGTGTGTTCTGTGCCTACTGGTGCTTCATTTGGTTTATATGGTGGCACCCCTTCAGGCATCATCCATTCTAGTTTAGGATCAAATGCACCTTTTAAAAACATTCTTAATTCAGTAGTGTCGTATTTTCTTAACACTTCTAATTTACCTGCTTTATCTTTTTTATTATTTACTTTGGTAAATATTTCGTGATACGACAAATTGTATGTTGCGTCATTAACTGCCATTTTAAAATTCCTCTATCTTTCCAATTAATTCTCTCAGATCATTTTTAATCATATAAGGCAAAATCTTACTGCGATCTGATACAGTAGCCTTTTCATACTGTTTATATATATCTGTTTCAATATCGTCAGGTATATAATCGAAATCTATTAGTCTTTGATTTCGTTGAAAATTTCTATAATGATATTCATTACAAAAATCTTGTGGATCATTACCACGCATTAAACTATCAATCCAACCTGCTAGTTTTTTCTTTGATACAGGTTTTTGTTTGATTCTATTTACAAATGTATCATCTGGTGATAAAAAGTTTGGTATGCCATCAGAGGTATCACCTTTAAGAATATGTTCATACACATACTCTTGAGGACTATCAGTTTTTACAAATTCTTTTTTTGTGGGAGAATATTGATCTATGTTTGGATACTTTTGTAATTGTTGAAAATCTTTATCGCCAGATATAATTAATACTTTTTTATCATGATGTTTTTTACATATGACAGCAATGATATCATCTGCTTCGACTTTATCTAACTGTACGACTTTATACGGAAAGTTATCTCGTATTTCTTCTTTGATTGTATGAATTAAACCAAAGACACTTTCCCAATCTGTGGAACTTGACTCTCTACCTTCTCTGCGTTTTGCTTTGTATTGTTCAAATATATCTCTACGCCAAGGGTCTGGACCATCAACACAGATTACTACTTCATTACCATACTCACTTTTAAATCTATGAACATAACCTCGTATGGAGTTGAGTATCATATGTCTGACCATAGGTATGGACAAAACATTCTTACCCTTACTCATAGCAAGTTGAACGGCAATGTTGGAAATAGCTACTTGGGAATAATCAATCAGTATCATCTAAATTCATATCACTTTCAAATTGTACAGTTGGTGGTTTCTGTTTAATTGGTGTTATCTTCGTACCAGAATAATTAACCACGGAATACTTTCTGCCTTTTACATTTTCTATATACATCATTTTATCTGTTATTTGATGAAAGGGGTGAGGTAATTCAAAATCACGATAGATCATAGCACGAAATGCCTCTAAGAATATACCTACATCTAAAAAAGTTTTACTACCTTCTGGTGTGCCTATCTTCAAGCCTTCTTGTTGTAAATGCTGTATCATTTGAATGACACAATCATCTGCTAATGAATCAGCAAATTTTTTGGCTTGATGATCTGCAATAGTTTCTGTTGATTTAGCTTCACCTGCAGGAACTACACTACCATCAGGAAATGATAAAACTCTACCCATTCGTTGTTTCACCTTTAAAGTTTAATTTACCTTCGTTGATAAAATGTTCTCTTAGATCCGTGTAACCACCAATGAGTTTTTCTCCACTCATTATTTGTGGCATTGAACGGACTTGTTTTCCTATCATCTCAAACATCTGCTCGATAGTGACTTCGTATTCGTTATTACTATCTTGCATGTCTGTTGATAGTTTATATTCCTCATATGGAATATTTAATTTGTCCAACAATGCCTTTGCTTTTACACAGTATCCACAGTTAGGCTTTGTAAAGACTTTGTACATATTATATTTTCTCCTCTAGACTTTCGAAGGCCTCCTCACTATTGTTGGCAATACTATTTAGTTCCATTGCTACTTCTTTGTCAACAAGTTCTTTTAGTTTATTATATTCTTCTAAAGGATACTGTAAACCAATATAAACTCTGTACTCATCTTTAGGAGTTAAAGATATTTCAATCTTCCATCTTTCATAACCAATAACTTTAGTATTCTTAATTATATTGATAATAGTTGATTGAGCCTCAGACTGGACTTGTCTGCTGCCTTCACCTTGACCTAATTCTTGAATAAAGGTTTTAGTTTCTTTATTCATCTCACCTCTAATTACATCAGCAATATCTGCTTTTGCGATAAGAGTTGCTTTCTCTGTTGCAAGTTGTAGATCAGGACTTGTTGCAACACCTACGCCATAGATAAAGAATTTTTCTTTACTACCAAGAAAACCTTTGTCGTCTGACTTTTCAATAAACCATTTAGGTACTTCTTCAATCTTACCTGTCTTGGTTTCTGCTTCGTGTTTTACTTCTACTGTTTGAGAACAGGATATAGCAAACAACGATAGCACTAACATTAATAATATATTTTTCATTAATTATTAACCTCCTTAAACTGCGTTAATATATTCATGGCACCATCCCACATGGTAAACACTACTTCAGGACCATAGACACTTACGACCATGTAACCTATCACAAGACCCATAATAAATTTGAACATTAATACCTCCAAGTTCCGTCTTCGTTTAGACATACTTTAATTGGTAATCCAAACGAATTTTCATTTTTGATGTATCTACAATATTCTTGATTTGATACACCACCATAATAAAATTCAGCAAAGAGTTCCCAATAAGTAGGACCTACATTGCCGTCTCTACACACCATTTTTGTATCTAATAAAGTTTCTTTATCTGGTGAGTAAATCTTTTGTATAACACAATGACTTTCCGTATGACCATATGCTGGGGTCATTATGATGTTTATTAAAATAATAATTACAACAGAAACAAAAATTAAAAACATTGCTCTAAATGGTTGCATTACATTACCCTTTCAATTACTTGCCAACGACCATCTGGTAATTGACATGCTTTTCCAAACTCTGTTGATCTATCTAAAGTTGATATAGAATACATTGGAAAAGAATCTTGAATGCTCACAGTAGATGTATAATCTACACACTTAAAATTATTTTCAATATATGATCTCGTCACTTTAATATCACCATGATTTCCTGTCTTAGGATTATGCCACATCAAATAACTTGATTTACCTGATGGCATATTATTTAGATGATCTACAAACATTGCACTATGTACCGTTCTGTCGTGCATACCTAAATTTGAACATGCAACGATAAAAGGTAATAATAATAAACTAGATAAGCGCTTCAAGTTCTTCATGTGTTAAAGGTTTATCGTCCATAGTAGTCACTTCTTCTGTGCCACCATCAGACAATATGTTCTCGTCTTTTTCTTTTTTATTTGAACTAAAAACAGGCCAAGACTTTGTGCCTTCCCAATGTTGTGCTAAGTTTTCCCACTTAACATCATATGGTAAGTTTAGTTGATCCATCTCTCTGAGAAACTTTGCCTTTTCAGCACCAGTTTCATAACTGTTAAACTCTTTCATGATATCTTCTATAGATAGAGTGTTTTCCATAATTATTTGTTTTCTTGTTTTCATAATGTTTACCTTCCTATATCTTTTATTTCTTTTCTTGGTATTACTTGATACGCCCCTTTGTTGTAAGCAGGTGCAACAGTAAAGTTTTTACTTTCTTCTAATCGCCAGTTGTGATGAGGTTTAGTACCACCTAACTTCTGGCGAGGACGATGGGATTCGAACCCACGACCTCCTGCGTGACAGGCAGGCGTTCTGACCGGCTGAACTACGCCCTCATTTCTAGTATCATACCAGTTAGGTATAACTCTAAAATTCTTTCTATCAATCTTTCTATCAGGATCAATACCCAATGACTTAAGGTATTGTCTGTGATCTGACCTTGCCTTAATCAAACTATCAGTAAGAGGCAATTTTCTTCTTTTTCTTTTCTTAAAACTTGTGTAAATAATAGCCATACTCGTTAATACTATCAGGAAATAACTGCGTTGTCAAGGGTTAATTTTTGTTGATTTTCTTGATCTTTTTCGAACTCATCAATCATATTCTCATATTTTTCAACAGTTTTATCAATAACTTTATTAGTCTGACTAGGGTCTGCAAACCTTGTATTGTTTGTTTCTCTAATCTTTTTCAATTCTTCAATGAATGTTAAATAATCAATCATGATGCCTCCTTAAAATCTTTTAATAACATGAATGGTATTTTTTGACCATAGTCGTGGTAATAACTAGAATCAGCATATGGTGTCTCGTGAAGATCGAACTCATCACTATAAGTCCAATAGTATTCTTCATCATCAATAATAAAAACTTCTGAAGAAATAAACTGTTCAGGATCAGTTTTGAAATCCCTTTTACTCTCATAGTCTGCATAAACTAAATC